GCATTTTAAGAGGCGGACGAGCTCAAAGTCCAAACGAGCCTTATCAGTCTCCGCCTTCTGGCGATTAGTCCAAGTCTCTGCTGCTTCCTTACAGCGTGCTTGTAGACCACCATCTAAAGGAATAGAGATGGTGCCAGAGATGCCAAAGTTCTTTGCCCAGTTGTCTTTCTGTCCAGTTCTTTCTAATGGGGTTGTGGGGTCATTATCAATGTTGGCATAATCTTCAAATGGTTTCTGACCACTGTTGGTAGTTGTAAGGAATGGTGTTAGGTTAAAGGTTGGTCCTTGACAACTTACGCCACCACCGTATGAGTTGGTAACGTATGGACCTTGTAAAACCTGAACTGCCTGGTTTGTTACGCTTCCTGTTGAGGTTGCCTGTGGGTTGGCAACCGCAGTGATTGGAGTATCCCCTTCCGCATATACAGGGGTCGCAGAGACAGTGATAGCAAGGACGGATGCTATTGTGTGAAGACACCTTACTGGGTAAACACGGAGGTTGTGTCGGTAACAGACATTATGGATGTACTGCGAATCACAGTTGTGTCTTTTATCATTCCTGGACCCGAATAAGTTTCCGAGAACTGGAATGGAGCACCATTCTGATAAATGGTATAAGGTGTTCCTACTTGTGGTGTTGCGGGAATATTGATGTTTGTCCCTGTAACTGTGTAACTCCATCCTGTTTGATAGTCAATTTGGCGAATAGTTTCATTTACAGTTGTTGTGGACTCCGTGTGTGAAGTCATTGTGCCGCTGGTAAAGTTAGGCGTAACGGGCACTGCTAGAGCGGGAGATATAAGTCCCGCCGCTACTAGCAAAACGGGAGTTATAAGTCTCATTTAAATACGCTTAACTCGATAGATCTTTGACCAACTGCTTGAGTCCCAGCACCACCAGCAGTGACTGTAGGAACACCAGTGCCAGAAAGAGAACCAGCAAGGGAACCAGCAACACCACCAGAGGAAGTTGTTACATTTCCAAAAGCAGGAAGAGAACCAACAACACCAGATGTTACAGTTGTGCCACTTGAAACAGCATCACCAACAGTAAAGGATTCAGAGAAACTGAATGCTTGACCAGCGGTGTTTACATCATAAGCACCTTGAATTTGAGTCGCAGCAGCAGTGGCACTTGCGGGGGCAGTAAGACCACCGAAAGTTGTGGCGGAAATGTTGCTTCCAGTTACGGCATATGAAGAACCGATTCTGGTGGCGGCAGAAGCAGCACCGTCAACAGTCAGTTGTACCGAATCAACAATCTTATGGGTGATTTCCCCTGCAAAGACTGGACTTGTTAGGAATAACGAAAAGGCTAGAAATAGTCTTTTCATTTGAATTGTGATAAACACTAAAAGTATTTAGCGAGACCACTTTTAAAATTGAATCCTTGACAAAATCTAAATAGTAACTTATTATGTTTAGACCCAACCAAAAGTTGGGTTTTTTATTATGAGTCATTGAAGTGACATTTAGAGCCGAGGAAGGTGCCCCCAGAGATGGTTGTGGTATACCCCCCTTCTATTCGGATGTAGAGTTCAATCGGAGTTAATGCAAAATTTCTTTACAGTAGCCCTGCCTCTCCTGGCAACGGTTACAACCAATGCGGCAACACTGCCATTCGTCAACTACAAGATGCAGGGACCTCCCCCGCCTTTTACAACAGAACAATTGAATCTTGTAGATGAGAAGACAGCGACCAAAGAGGTTGCTCCCGAAAAACCTAAAGAGACAAGGTTAATTTGTAAAGGGTGTAATGAACAAGAGAATGCTACCCTGGCATACTTCCAGGATCGTGGTATTAAAGACAGAAACGCCCTTGCTACCATCATGGGCAATATTAGACAGGAATCAACTTTTGTTCCTAACATTTGTGAAGGTGGTAGTAGAACCAGTTGGAGTAACTGCGGCGGCGGTTACGGACTGATTCAATGGACATCTGCCAACCGTTATTATGGATTGGGTGCTTTTGCTAATAAGTATGGTGGGAAACCATCAGACTTACACACGCAACTTCGTTATCTGACGACTGAAGTTCAATGGCAACGAATTGAAGACAGGATGAAAACTCCTGGTAAGTCTATCAATCGTTACATGGACTATGCGTATAGTTGGATTGGTTGGGGGCATCATGGTGCTCGCACTTCGTATGCTCATGATTATGCCAACCGACTGATCAAGGTAGAGGTTTGATACAATAGAATAAATAGGGAGAGTGCTGCTTACTCTCCCTTATGATTAACTTTCAGTTTGGTAAGAAAAAACCAGATAAACGAGAGATAATAAAAGTCAGTATTATCGTTTCACTTCTTATCGCAGCACTTTCAACATTTACTGGAATCAGTGAAACAAAACTCTGGGATATGTTGGATGAGTTACAAAGAAAATATTTCCCACTTGGTATTCTCAACGAACTCATTATCCAAGACCCAGAGAAGACTGAAAGAAGAGTCATTAGAGATGTAACCAGAGCAATTGATGAGGTCACACCCGAGTATGATCGGATTATTTCCGATTATGATAGAAAATACAAACAAAAGTATGTTGAGAAACCACCAGACGGCAGTGAGGCACAGAGACTGCTTGGTGGAGAAATGAGAATCTGTGCCGTATGGGTTGACGACTGCCCAAAGGAGTAGTATAATAAGAAGGTCAACAGGGGCTCATAGTTAAATGGATATAACCCGTGCCTTCTAAGCACTTGTTCTAGGTTCGATTCCTAGTGAGCCTGTTGGAAACTTTATGTTTCCTTATTCCGAGTAGCCCGCAAGGTGCGGGAGCAAACTGTTAATTTGTTATAGGTCAGTTCGATTCTGACACTCGGAGCCACGCCCTTGTAGCTCAGTGGTAGAGCAATGGTTTTGTAAACCATTGGTCGCTGGTTCAAATCCAGTCGGGGGCTTGACGGAAATAAAACTCCGTCTTATAATCCCTTCCGTGTGGGTAGTGTTTGGGAGAGAAATCTCCCACCGCCTGCGAAAGTAACTCAACGGTAGAGTCCCTGCCTTCCAAGCAGGTTGTTGCGAGTTCGAATCTCGTCTTTCGCTTATAAAGTTCGGTTTTCCACCCCCTTGACAAAAATCTAAAGAGAATGTTAAAATACATACATTCAGGTGATAAGACCTCAAATACTCGTTGAGTCACTGAATCAAACGGAGAATGTCGGTTCTCCTTACATCCGCAGGTATAACTCTGCGAGAAAATATAGAGGTACTATTATGTTTAAATCCGCAATCGCAGCTGTTGCTGCTGCTCCTTTCCTTGCCACCGCTGCGTTCGCTGGCCCTTATGTTGAAAGCAAGACCACTGCTGCTGGTACTATCAGCGATGGTGGTGATTTCACCGGTGCTCAAACCGAACTTCGTGCTGGTTATGAGCAGAAGACTGGTGGTGTAACCGTATTCGGTGAAATCGGTCCTGGTTATGAGTGGAACAATGGTGGCACCAACGAAGCTGTTGGTGTTGGTGAAGTTGGTGTGAACTTCCCCATCGCTGGAAACCTGACTGGCAAAGCAAAAGTTGCTGGTGAGTATGGTTTTGATAGTGAAGTGTTCGCTCTCGGTGGTGAACTGAAGGTCCGTTATTCCTTCTGATAACTTAACTACATAATATAACAATGGGGGTTGACAAAACCCCCTTTTTTATTGTAGTATCATTAACGAGTTAGGAGTTTTATGTCTCTTATTTCGCAACGGGATAGGCAACTTGCGATCACTGCTATTAATCATTATATTGATTATCTTTCTAGTGAAATTGAGTTTTATGAAAAAGAGAATATGTTAACTGATACTGACTACCAAGATCATAAGTCAGAACTACCAGAAACTTATGCTCTTTTAAACTGGATCAAACTGGAATATTACAAGAATGAAAATTAATCTCTGGTATTGTGCTGATATGAACCAGTGGCGTTGGACTCTTGTTGATGACCGACGCCCTGTTTGTAGGCAAGAATCTGGACAAAGAGAAGACCTGCGGTTAGCAATGGAAGATGTTGCCAAAACCGTAGAGTATATGCTACAATGTGTACATAAGGGCGATTAACTCAGCGGTAGAGTGGCCTCCTTACAAGTGGTAAGTCACTGGTTCGATTCCAGTATCGCCCATTATAAATACTCAAAAAAGAGTATAATGGAAACTCTATATAAACTACTTTCTGATACACAAGCATCTCTTTTCTTGCTGTTCCAAAAAACTTGGGTTTATCACTGGCACATTGTTGGACCTGATTTTAAACAGATCCATGATTTGTTTGGTGAGCAATACCAGGAAATACAAGAAGAGGTTGATCGTGTATCAGAGCACATGAGATTCTTGTCAATTAAACCCATTAGTTCATTGTCAAGAGTTCTAGAAGTTTCTGGTGTCTCCGAAGCAAAATCCAATCTTTCCGAAATGGAAATGATTCGTGATCTCCTTGAGGATCATAAGAAGATTATTAGTATGCTTGATGCTGCTGCAGTAGAAGCAGATAATCAAAAGTCAAGAGGAACTGTTAATCTACTTGATGATTTAAACGAAGCACATGGAAAGTTTGTTTGGATGTTGAGATCATTTACTGAATAATTATTAATAGAAAATGGAAAACATTAAAATAAGATGCCGCTCCTGTGGTAAGGAGTTAGAAGGGCATCAGAATAAAACGGTGACATGTGGTTGTCCCAACATGGCAACAATTCGTGGTGATAAGGTTTCGGCAGTTGACTTATCACAGGTCGTTATGTTGAATTCTTATCAGTCTAAAAATAAAAAGAATATCCTATCACAAGAAGATATTATGTGGCAGGAAGAAAGACGCCAAAGAAAAGTTAGAAGACTTGATTTTGAAATTAGATAGGGTTTAGGTTAAGGTCCTTATCATAGACTGCATATTGATAGTTATATTGATCAACTTCACCAAATCCTAACTTTTTGTTTAGGGCAGATCTTTTTCTGGCATTATTTGGATGGTGAATGTTAGTAAATAAAGATCCATCCCAAGGAAGACCAATCAAAATATCATTTGGTTTTGGTGTAATTATTCCATCACCATTTCTAATAACATTATTAATACCATTTATGAAGTAAGACAAAACTTTTTTATTGTCTTCTGTCGTAAAGAATCTTGGGTCTGTTGAATGTTGAATCTGCCAATCAGGTCGTATTGCTCTTCCAGAAGTATTTAAGTTAAGTTTGTTTGCGATGTTTAAAACTCTTTCTGAATCACTATGAGTCTCAAAGTCTTTGTACAAAAAACTCATCTTATTTTTGTATATGACACAGACAACTCCCAAGAATAGGATGTGATCATAATCTGTTGGAATCCGAACAGTTATTTTGTCTGGTGATTCATATATTCTTTGAGATGATTCAATACCCAGTTCTGTTATTATAGATTTAAATTCTTTTTTCATATTGGTATGATGTTCAGGTTCTCATCATATTTACCATATTGAAATCCATCTTCATAAACATTTCCAAGACCGAATCGTTTTCCGACAAGTGCTCTTTGCCTTGTGCCAAGTTCAATTGATGAATCTGTAAAACCTTGATTGATCTTGACTCCTTGTGGTTTACCTACAAGTATGTCTCCTGGATTTGGTTTAATATTCAGTGAATCAAATCCATTGTGTAATGAGTATTGTGCTTCTTTAAGAAAACTAAAAAATACTTTCTTTCTATCTTCCAGAGAAAAGTCATAAGGTTGTTTTGTGTACTTTGCTTCCCAACCAATTTCCGCAAGTTTTGTTTTTTCATCATAATGAATTCTTTGGGCAAGAGATTCAATTCTTTCTTTTATGTCTGGTGAATTATGGTAATCTAAATATTCTAACCAAAGATAACTTTTTTTGGTATAATACGGAATGAAGAAAAGATAGATTGCCATCGCACCATCATTACACATATAATTGATTTGCTTCATTATCTTTTTTTCTTTTGGTAGAACTGGAGATCTATCTTTATATCCAAGTTCTTTTAGAAGTCTTTCAAATTCTGTTCTTTTCTTTGGAGGCAGAAGAATCACTTGACTTTCCTTTTATTCTATATTATGATTTATTATAACTCACTATTATTGTTAAGTAAATGATCACTAAAGTTGAGTTACAATCTCTTTATGAATGGGCAAAACAAACTGAATTTCCAACTAAAAAAGCACCAACGACAGAAGGATACTGTAATACTGATATTCACCACTATTGGTTGAAGGGTGTTGGTAAGGCAGTAACGATTAGAAAAAAATTGATGACGGATGAAGTTGTAAAGGTTCATCAAAATACTGATATTCTTTATTCGGGATATTCTTCTTTTGATTCGGGAACAATTTTAAAACCTCATAGAGACCCAAACATTTATCGGGAACCTTATAAGAGAATTCAGATTCCTTTGGAGATACCTGATAGAGAAAAGTGTTATATGATTTGGCAGGGTGAAAAGGTCTTTTGGGAAGAAGGAGTTCCAAAGGTCTATGAAGTGATGGACTATATACACGAAGGGGCAAATCTTTCTGATGCTCCGATGAAGTTTCTTTTTATAGATGTAAAAAAAGATTGTGTAGTTGACATTTGATTCATTTTGTATTATAATGTTCTTATTGGAGAGATGGCCGAGTGGTTTAAGGCAGCAGTCTTGAAAACTGCCGAAGTGAAAGCTTCCGTTGGTTCGAATCCTACTCTCTCCGTTTTATTTAAGATTTAACATTTCCTTAAACACTATCATCAAACCCTAACAAACTTGACAAGTTGAAACTACCGACTAGCATAACTAGTAGTATTCAACCGTAACCCTATGGATCAGCACACCTACGAGAACTGGGTGAAGATCAAGGAGACTTTTGAAGCCTCTGGGAACATGGATAATATGTTCTATAAGAGAGCAGTTGAAATCGTAAAGACCAGAAGAGACCCTCTGGCAAAGTTTCTTGGAGACGAGAAATGATGGAACCCTTTGATGACGATTATGTAACTCGCAGTGAAGTAAAGGAGATGATAGATGCAGCAATACGACGACACAACCGTAATGCTAGTATCATTAGTATGTGCGTCGGTTGGGTGGTTCTTGCTTTATTTGCTGAAGGACTTTTAAGACTCATAGGCGTCATTCCACCATTACTGCCATGGCTCAACATTACCCTGAAATAATAGGCATAGTCCTACTATTGGTTTTTGCTGCCACAATGTTTTATCAAGGCACAATGATATTCAGGGGGCAGCGTGGTTATCGCCATTGTGAGCGTGAGAATAAAAAAATGACTGATATGAGAAGGCGTATAGAGGAGTTAATGAAAGAAAATGACGACTGAAGAATGGTTTATCTTTATTGACTTCTTTTCACATATGCTCTATATGTTTGTGGCATTTATGTGTGGACTTATTATTGGTTACTTAATTGGATTTAAAAACGGAGGAGGAATGTAATGGCACATTTGCTTGGTAGATTTTTGATTGTATTAGCAATTCCATTCGTGGTTGCTACTCTTTATGTTGGGTCAAAGAAAGGAAGTTATTACGATAGTGACGACTATAAGGGAAATGGAACAGCACACTAGTCAGTGTTGGAATTTTGTTATGTCTTCCTTTGCCAGAAGTTATGGCATTGAGAGAGTGATGAGAGAAGAAAATTTTCATTGGATGGCACTACAATGGTGTGATGATAATAATTACACCTGTGATATTCATTTGGATGACCTAAAAAAGGTTGATTCATATTTTAGAAGATACTATGAGGAATGGAATTGATATGGGATCACAATTCTTAATTCTTGGGTTCTTTATAGCATTTGGGTTTTTCTTGTTCTTTATGTCTATAATCTAATGGGACACTTCGCAGCAGCAGCACTTAACAATCAAGTAGTATTAGGCATTATGTGTTATGCCTTGATTGTTGTGCCCATTATGGGTATGTGGGCAGTCCACAAATACAACTGGCAGCACTGGGCTCCATTTGACAAGGGGCACAAGAAGTAGTATAATTAGTTCTGTTGGGAGGCAAAACCACTCAACGCAACCGGATATCGCCTAACTTGGTCATGGCACCTGCTTTGGGAGCAGGAATAATTTCAGTTCAAATCTGAATATCCGGACTCGCCAGTTTCCTGACTGGCACACTTGACTACATAAAGTCAAACACTTATAATATTCAGGTATTCAAACACAACAATGTCTCTGATTCAAAAGTTCAAAAAGGATGTTAGCACTCTTCAACTTGCTGCTAACGGGGAAATCTACCTTGATGTAAAGAATCCGAAACTTTATAAAAAGGTCCGTCGCTTCTACGAAAATGAGGGCGTCGTATTTTCTGGTGACCCCCTTGACGACTACGAAATGCTTATGGAGTATATTGACCAAGATCTTCAGTCTGTTGAGGTTGGTTGATGAAAGTCGTTAGGAAACCTACTGTTCTGCTTGAGCGTTTTCCTTATCGGTATGTTCAAGTCGGCACTCTTGAAATCAACGGCAAACCTGATTGCCGTATTCAAAAAGTAGACGCATATACTGGGCGTTATCGTGATATGTACCTTTGCGATAATGAGATGCAACTCATTACTGCTATGGAAGACCACGACTATACCTGCTGGTTAGACCCCGATATGGTGCCTGCTTATGTGAAGGACGATGAAGAAGACACGGAGAGTCTTTAAAAGTACTGGTCGGGAGCAAACCCCTTATGTCAAAGTCTAATGTATTCCGATACATTGGTAATATCCTCCTCCTATCAGGTTACTTTTTCCTGTTATGGGGAGATATGAAAATCGGTTTATTTGTGAAGTGTATTGGGAATGTCTTTGTCGTTCCCTTTGCCATCAAATATAAGTTTTGGGACATTCTTTTCTTATGTGGTTTTTATGCCGCTATTGAGATACCAAAACTAGTTCAACTTTTCCTAGTTAAGGCAAACTAGGTGGTGGAGTCAATCCCCTTATGCCCGTGATGGAGACACGCTAACAACCCTGGTGCGGATGGGACTCTCTCCCGCCTGGTTTCCAATTTCCAGTCAAAGAATTGGTGGCGAGCCTGAGCTTAACGAGAGGGGTTTACAAGACCCCTCTTTTTTTGTATAATACATACTATAGAGTTTATGATTTTATGAGTCAGTATATGAAGAAAGCACTGGTGCTAGGTGCTGGTGGTTTCATTGGAAGTCATATGGTTCGCAGACTGCGTTCCGAAGGATATTGGGTTCGTGGTGTAGACCTTAAGTATCCAGAATATTCAGAACACGAAGCGAATGAATTTGTTCTTGGGGATCTTCGTGATGTAGATTTTGTTCGTCGTGTTCTTGAGTACAAAGGAGATAGAGGTAATTTTTATAATTCAGTTCCTTATCGTTATATTCAGGCATTTGATGAGATCTATCAATTTGCTGCTGACATGGGTGGTGCAGGATTTGTATTCACTGGTGATAATGATGCCGACATCATGCACAATTCGGCAACAATTAACTTGAATGTTTTGGAAATGCAACACCAGATGAATGAGCGTCTGGGTAAGAATAGCACCAAGATTTTCTATTCTGGATCGGCATGTATGTATCCAGAGCACAATCAACTCGATCCTGACAATCCTGACTGCCGTGAAGAATCCGCCTATCCTGCTAACCCAGATTCGGAATATGGTTGGGAGAAACTTTTTTCAGAGCGACTTTTTTTCGCTTATCATCGTAATTACGGGATCCCTGTTCGGGTTGCTAGGTATCATAATATCTTTGGACCAGAAGGAACTTGGGACGGTGGAAGAGAAAAAGCACCAGCAGCAATCTGCCGTAAAGTAGCATATCTTCCAGAAGACGGCGGCACCATTGATGTCTGGGGTGACGGAAAACAAACTCGTTCATTCCTTTATATTGATGAGTGTATTGAAGCAACTCGCCGTATGATGGATTCTAACTTTATTGGTCCTGTAAATATTGGGTCTGAAGAGATGGTGACGATTGATCAACTGGTTGATACTGCCGCTAAAGTTTCTGGTAAAACCGTTGAGAAGAATCATATTCCTGGTCCTCTAGGCGTTCGTGGTCGTAACTCAAATAACGATGTGATCCGTAGAGAACTTGGTTGGGATTACTCTCAATCTCTTGAAGAAGGTATTCGTAAGACTTATTCATGGATTAGTGAGCAAATCAATGCGAAGAAAGTTTAATTTAATCGGAGATACTTTTACTCATCTTACAAATGGAAACAAAGGATATTCCGTTCATGGTAAAGAGTCAAAGTATATTGAATGGGTCAAAGAGGGAGGAGAGTGCTCTTTTTATATTGACAGCACTCTCCCTTATGCCTGGATGGATGATGCTCCAAAAGGACCAAAATATGCCTGGTTATTGGAATCAAAATACATCACTCCACAAATTGTAGATCAAGTCAAAATGTTTCCAGAAAAATATTTGGAAACATTTGATGCCATCTTCACACATAATCAAGAACTTTTAAAAATTGATCCAAAGTTTAAGTGGTGTCCTGCTCAAGGATTCTGGATCAAGGAACCAAAGATCTATGAGAAATCAAAGATGATTTCTATGATTGCCTCAAACAAAAGAATGTGTGAAGGGCATAGACTTCGCCTTCAGTGGGTTGAAAGAATTGGAGATCAGGTTGATCTTTATGGTCGTGGATTTAATGAAATCGCCTTAAAGGAAGAAGGTCTTTGTGATTACATGTTCTCGGTTGCGATTGAGAATGGTCAATATGAGACTTACTTTACAGAAAAACTTTTAGATTGCTTTGCCACAGGAACCATTCCTGTTTATCTTGGAGCACCAGATATTGGAAAGTATTTCAATAAAGATGGTATAATTGATTTGACAGATGAATTCGATGTATCTGAAGACATTTACTATTCTAAAATGGATGCCATTCAAGAAAATCTGGAAAAAGCAAAAGAGATGGAAGTTTTAGAAGACTTTATTTACCTTAATTACTTTAATTAACATGGGACAAATTTATCAAGCAGTAAAACCGAAAGAAGTCATTGAGACTTTTGGTATTAAGAACTTTGTGGAGACTGGCACTGGAATTGCCGACAGTCTTTCTTATATTCTCAATGTGCGTCCAGATGATCTCAATGTTTATACTATTGAGTTAATGGATGAACTTCATACTAAATTGGTAGAGAAGTTTGAGGGAACACCTAATCTTCATCTAATCAAAGGGTATAGTCATGTTGAGATGAAAACTATTCTGGAAACTCTGTCACCAGAACCAACTCTGTTCTGGCACGATGCTCATTTTCCAGGTGCTGATTTTAATATCAATGGTGCCACCTATACAAGTGAAAAAGACCCTACAAAAAGAATTCCACTTGAATCTGAATTAAGAGTCATTAAAGAAAGTGGTAGAGATATTTCAAAAGATGTATTCATTCTGGATGATTTGAGAGTTTATAAGGATGGTCCCTATGAAGGTGGCAACTGGGACTTAAGGAAAGTTGCTGGGGCCGATGGTATTGATTTTGTCTATGAGTTGTTTGACGAAACTCATGTTATAATTGAATCGTATGTCGCACAAGGATTCTTGATTCTATTCCCTGTTGATGCTGACCTTGAAGTGTGTAAAGATCTTATTGAAGGAGTTGTAAATTAATGAAGTTTTTAATTACTGGAATCACTGGATTTGCTGGACCTCACCTAGCAAATCTTCTTCATGCTGAAGGTCATGAAATCTATGGATTGATTCGTCGTACCAATGGGATGGAGACTGACATTCATGATGTAGTTCCTGATGAAGTATACAACTCTATTACTTTTTTGTATGCTGATTTGTGTAACTATCGTTCTTTGAGAAATATCTTTGAGAAGTATCAGTTTGATGGTGTCTTTCATCTTGCTGCTCAATCACATCCTCCATCCAGCTTTACTGATCCCATTGGTACGATGGAAACCAATGTGATGGGCAGTGCTAATCTAATTCAAGTAATTGTGGATCATCAACCAGACTGTAAGTTGATGTTCTGCTCTACATCTGAAGTCTATGGTAATGTGGGACAAGACGGTCGTAAGATTCACTGGGAAGATACGATTCTTCCTGCCAATCCTTATGGAGCATCAAAGGCAGCAACTGATGTTTATCTTCAGGAGCGTATGCAGAATGGATTCATTAAGGGATTCATTACTCGTGCTTTCTCCCATACTGGTCCCCGCCGAGGTAAGATCTTCTCTATCTCATCTGATGCTTACCAGATTGCTAGAATGATGAAGGGTCTTCAGGATCCTGTTCTTCTTGTTGGCAACTTAAGCACAACTCGTGTTGTGATGGATGTTCGTGACACCGTAAGAGCTTATTATCTGGCAATGATTAACCCAGAAGTTACCAACCACATCTTTAATATTTGTGGAGATACTCCTCGTAAGATGCAGTTTTTTACAGATAAATTGATTGAACTGTCTGGTTTGGATCATGTGGAGCAAAGGATTCATGAACCCTTCTGGCGTCCTCATGAGATCTATTATCAGCACGGTGACTCTACTAATCTTGTAGAACTGACTGGATTCAAGGAAGAGTATGATATTGATACGACTCTGAATGATCTTCTCAAGTATTGGTACGACAAGATTAACTGATGAACATCATTATTGATCAGGCAGGAGGACTGGGAGACATCTTCTTTATTCAGAAGATCGCAACAGTTTTATCTCAAGAGCATACTGTTTATCATCCAGTCACTCCTTCTTGCTGGTCTGCTGGTGTGGATCAGATGATTACTAGTTCTCATATTGGTGCTCAAGGACAACTCCAACTTCCTTCTGGTGAGGTTGGAGTTCTTGATTTGTCTAATGTTCCCAAATCAAGAGGATCTTGGGATGTAATGGGTACAAAGTATGATGCCGTAGGAATCTCTTATGATGACTGGCAAGATTATTTCAAGTATGAGCGTAATCTTGAACGGGAAGAGAATCTTCGTAAAAGACTTGGATTAGAGAAAGGTGATCCGTTTATCTTTATCAATCCATATTATAGTGTCTACAAACCAATGAATGGAGTTTATCAGCAAATCCCAGAAGGATATGATGGGAAGGTTGTTGAGATGGATCCGAATATTCCTGGTGGTAAAGTCTTTGACTGGTGTTGGGTTTTTGAGAATGCTGAAGAAATGCACTCCGTTGACACATCACTTCATTATGTGATGGAGACACTGGACCTCAAAGCAACACGACTTACGATTCATCCCAGACACTATAAGTATTCTGAAAGAGTCTATGATGGGATTCTTAAGAAACCTTGGCAATGGATTGAGTATACAAGAGATGAATGGAGAGAGATGACTCCAATGGAGGTAGAATGAAACTAGGATTAATTTATCAACCCTGTGGTCTTGGAGATATTTTATTTCTTCAAAAACTAGCACATCATATTAAAAGTCTAGGATATGAAGTCTACTGGCCAGTTGTATCAGAGTTTGAATGGTTAAATGATTATATTCCAGACTTTAATTTTATTTCTTGGGGTGATAATGAAGTAAAACTGACTCGCCCACCTCTACCAGATTACATTCAGTTTCCTGGAATTGAACATTATCTTCCAGAGAAACAAACTGAAATTACAGATGACCTGTTTTATTTTCAAGGTTTTGGAAACTACCAACCGATTATGGCAGGTAAGTATGACAGTATTGGAATGGATTGGAAAGACTGGAGAGATTATATTAAGTTTGTCCGTAACAAAGAGAAAGAAGATAAACTGTTCTATGATGTTCTAGGACTCAAAGATGATGATGTATATGTTCTTGTAAATCGTTACTGGTGTACGAGACCACAAGTTGAAATCTGTGATAGAATATCTGTGAATCCTGCTGACTATGGTGGAGCACAAGTCGTTGAAGCAAAGCATATTGAAGGATACTCTTTGTTTGACTGGTGTAAAGTAATTGAAAAGGCAGCAGCATATAACTTTATTGAAACATCCTGGAACTATCTTTTTGAGACTTCTGAACTCTTTGACAAGGTAAAAGACAAACCAATGTTCCTTCATCACCGTTGGGGTGACTGGTCGCAAACAAGATACTTATTTAATCTTCCCTGGCAATATCAATGATTAAAACAATCAACTATCAAGAAACTACATATCCTCATTTCCAGACCATTGGTAATGCCTCTCAATTTGCGATTCCATTTGCCAAACATGTTTGTTCTGGATTTGGATATGATATTGGTTGTATGAAACCCGAATGGTCTTTTCCTGGATCTACCCCTATTGATTTGAGTTTTGATGATGACTGGGATGCCAATCATCTTCCAGAAAGAGATCCTGATTATATTTTCTCTAGCCATTGTCTTGAGCATGTTGACGATTGGGTTGAGACAATGAACTACTGGTATGAACGCCTTATAGATGGAGGAGTTCTCTTCCTCTATCTTCCAGATTATAGTCAGAAGTATTGGAGACCCTGGAACAACAGAAAGCATAAGCATGTATTTGTTCCAGAGATGATTCGTGATTATATGGTTGACCGTGGGTATAAGAATGTGTTTGTTTCTGGAGTTGATCTGAATAACTCATTTATGGTGATGGGGGAGAAATGAAAATCATTTTTGTGAATGGTTGCTTTGATGTTCTTCATCCAGGACATATTCAACTGTTTGAGTATGCCAGATCTCTAGGTGATTATTTGATTGTTGCGATTGACTCTGATGAAAAAGTCTCACAAATGAAAGGAGAAGGTAGACCAATCTTTTGTCAGGATGATCGTGCTAAAACTTTACAAGCAATTCGTTATATTGATGTTGTTCACATCTTTAATAGTAAAGAAGAACTTGAGGATTTGATAAAAACAATTAATCCTGATATAATGATTGTAGGATCTGATTGGAAAGGTAAAGAAGTCGTAGGTGAACAGTATGCCAAGGCAGTTCGGTTTTTTGACAGAGTTGGAGAATACTCAACAACAAGAACATTACAAGGTCTTACTTATCGGTGAGTCTTGTAAGGACATTTATCATTATGGTGTCTGCGACAGGTTATGTGCGGAGGCACCTGTTCCTGTGTTTGATTACAGAGCAGAAGAGACTCGTCCAGGAATGGCAGCAAATGTCAGAGAGAATCTGCTTTCCTATGGTTTGGATGTTGATTTTGTTACCAACGATCCAGACCAATTAATCAAAAGAAGATTTGTGGATACAAAATCAAATCAACTTCTTTTGAGAGAAGATCTTGGGCATCAAGTAGATCCTGTAGAAATACCTGATTGTAAAAAGTATGATGCCGTAGTCATATCTGATTATTGTAAGGGTATTCTTGATCTTGATTCTATCAGTGTCTTATGTGAAAAGTTTGGTGGTCCTGTCTTTGTTGACAGTAAGAATCCAGATCTCAAACATTTCAACAACGCGATCATCAAGATTAATAATGATGAGGAGAACAAGATGAAGAGTCTCCCAGAGAATTGTGAACTTGTGGTCACAATGGGTAAGTTGGGAGCAAAGTGGAAAGATTATGTTTATCGTTCTCCTCAAGTGGATGTGTTTGATGTGACTGGAGCAGGAGATGTTTTCCTGGCAACACTTTGCTACTTTTATCTACATACTAGAGATTTAAATGTTGCCATACCAAAGGCAGTTTATCTGGCTTCCAAATCAGTTCAGCATATGGGAGTTTATATTTTAACTCAAGAAGATATTAATGAGGTTCTATGAAAGTTTTAAATTTTGTGAGACCAGAGAACGGACTTACTGAAGATCCTTTATACTATTTGAATTTTGAAAAGTATGAGGATGTTGCCAGAGACTGCTACTTGTTTATGGCAGATTTTTATGGTGACTTATATTCTGGTCAGTATGAAGATAAGGAGAAGGTTGTTCTGACGCTAGAAGAACCAAACTTTTGTGTAGTTCAGGGACCGAAAGCAGTTCTTCACGAAAAGGCAGATAAAATCTTGACTCTGTGCCCATACACTGCCGAATTGTTTGAGAATAGAACCTTTGTGTTCTTCCCCTTTAGTGAAGATTGGATTCCAGAAGAGCGGGAAAAGACAATAGATGTATCTTATTTTGGAAGTCTACCAAACGCAGTGCCCTGGCAAGATTACATTCAGAATGTCTTTACCAAATACAATTTTAGATTTGGTCATTACAGTATGGGTAATGTTCCTAGATGCTCTTATGCTGATAAGATAAAGATGCTTTCTGAAACTAAAGTAGCAGTTGTTCATGGTCTTTGTAATATTAATCCAGCAACAGCAGAAAATTATTACAACTTTCCTAGAGGTAAAGAGAACAAAGCATTTACGCACATTGATCGTGGAACAATGCCTCATCGTTGAAAAGTATTTAATGTGAACAAGTATATTGTAACGACAACTATCAATCCCCCTACTCTTGCTACGATCAAGTATTCAAGAAAAGAGGATTGGACTCTGATTGTGGTGGGGGATACTAAAACCCCACACTATGAGTATGAAAATCTAAACTGCATTTATCTCTCTCCAGAATATCAAGAGAAAACCTATCCAGAGTTGAGTGAGACAATTGGTTGGAAATCTATTCAACGCCGTAACATTGGATTTGTTGAGGCATACAATCGTGGTGCTGATATTGTTGCGACCGTTGATGATGATAATATTCCTTATGATGGCTGGGGAACTAATGTTGTTGTGGGTGAAACTGTAGAGATTGACTTCTACAACACTGATCTTGGAGTCTTTGATCCACTGTCAGTCACAGAACACAATCAAGTCTGGCATCGTGGATATCCAATTGATCTGGTTCCTTACAGAGATAGGGTTTCTTATGGTGGCAAACTCAAGCGTAGAGTTTTGGTTCAGGCAGATCTGTGGGATGGTGATCCTGATATTGATGCGATGGCAAGACTGTCTATTCGTCCTATCGTAAAGTTTGATAAGATTCAAGGTCCTTATGGATCTCTTTCTATCTCACCATTTAATAGTCAGAATACTTTCTTGGCACGAGAAGTTATTCCTTACTATTCTGTGTTTCCTCATGTTGGTAGGATGGATGACATTTGGGGTGGATATGTTCTTCAGCATTATTTCCCCAAGAGTGTTGTTAAGAAACTGTTGCTTATTGGAATGCTTATCGGAGGTGTTTTGAATGAAGTATGTGGTTGATATTGACGGTACAATCTGTGATAAACCAGAGTGTAGAGATGATTGTGATTATGAAACCAGTATTCCAAAACCCGATAGGATTGCCAAAATAAATAAGTTGTATGATGAAGGAAACCAAATCATTTATCTTACCGCTAGAGGTATGGGTAGGTCGGGCGACAATGCTGACCTAGCGAAAAGAATGTTCTATGAACTTACAAAGCATCAACTAGACCGTTGGGGTTGTAAGTATCACAAGTTAGTTCTAGGCAAACCTTCTGGTGATTACTACATTGACGATAAAGGAATGAATGCTAATGAGTTCTTCGGAGATTAAGTTTGTTCCCAAAGGATGGGGATTTGAAAAGTGGATTGTGAATTGTGAAGAATACTGTGGGAAACTCCTTTATTTTGTAAAGGGAAAGAAGTGTTCTTGGCATTATCACAAACTTAAGGACGAAGTTTTTTATATTCAATCAGGAAAAATTAAACTTCTTTATGGTGATGAAGATGATATATGTAATGCCATTGAAATCATTTTAAATCCTGGAGATAAGTTTCATATTTACAGGGGATTGAGACATCAAATGACTGCTTTATTGGACACAGAACTTTTTGAATTTTCAACACAACACTTTGATGAAGACAGTATTCGTATTGAGAGGGGAGACTGATGGCAATTAGTTATAATCGTCTTGGATCAAATGGCAGACTTGGAAATCAAATGTTCCAATATGCTGGGCTTCGTGGTATTGCCGCAAAGCACAATTATTCCTGGTTAGTTCCTCCACCAAATTCTTATGGTGATGCGAACTATGGACTTTTTGAGTGCTTTGAAATGTCAACAGTGACAGAAGAGAACTTTGGTATTACACCATACCAAAGCATTGCCACAGGATGTTTTGAGTTTAATGAAAAGTTCTTTGAAGATTGCCCAGATAATGTGAATCTTCATGATTATTTTCAGACAGAAAAATATTTCAAAAACGCAGAAGATATTATTCGTAAAGATTTTGAATTCAAGACTGACATCAAAGAACCTTGTTTAGAAATCACCGAGCAATATAAGGATTTTATTTTCCTACATGTTCGTCGGGGTGATTATTTAAATCAACCACAATACCACCCTGTTTGTTCACTTGAATACTATCAGAAAGCATTGGCAGAGTTTCCTGACGATGTTCCTGTCTTTGTATTTTCCGATGACCTTGATTGGTGTAGAGAAAACTTTACTGATGATAGGTTCTTGATTCCTGATGAGAATCCTCTTTACAATCATCTATCAGATACCAATGATGGTAAAGTTAGATCTCCTATTCCTTACTATGACCTCTGTATGATGAGTATGTCTTCTGGTGGAATCATCGCAAACAGTTCTATGAGTTGGTGGGGTGCCTGGCTACAAAATGGTCGTGGAAAAGTCATCGCACCGAAGACCTGGTTTGGTTCTGCATATGCCAATTATAATATGTCAGATCTAATTCCAGAGGGATGGATTCAACTATGAAAGATTTGACTTATATTATTCCCACAAGGATTGAATCAGAAGATCGTTTAAAAAATATCATTACTTCTGTAACTTATCTTCTTAAGAACTTTCCAGAGGCAAAAGTAATTGTAAAGGAAGTCAGTGAGAGAGAAACATTTAAGTTTCGTGCGATCCCAGAGATTAAAAAATATGTGAGCACTGATAATCTTCAATATATTTTTGAACAAAGTGATGCTCACTTGTTTCATAAGACTCGGATTCTCAATGATCTGATTCTTCTGGCAGAAACAAAAGTAGTTTGTAGCCATGATGTTGATGTAATCTATCCTGTCAGTAGTCATCAACAGGCATATCAGACGATCCTAAATGGTGAAGCAGATGTAATCTATCCTTATGGTTGTGGAGTTTATCAGTATCAGGTAGACTATCCAATGGAAGTCTTTCAATCATTTCTTGAAAGTGGATTTGATATGAGGGTCATTGAGACCAGATGTAGAACAGAATCTTCTACGATTGGTTGGACACAGTTCTATTCCAGAGAAAAAGTCATTGCTGGTGGAATGTGGAATGAAAATTTTCTATCATGGGGTGCCGAAGACTGTGAGTTCTATTTCCGTTTTAATGCTCTTGGATATAGAGTCGGCAGAGTGAACGATTGGATCTGGCATTTTGAACACGGAAGAACTCATAACTCTCATTATCACAATCCAAAGTTTATGGATAATCATAATCTATGGCAATGGTTGAGAGAACAGAACAAAGAAACGATTGTACAATATATGAATCAACAGGAATACTTGGCACGGAGATTTAAAGATGCTGGCATTTAATCATCTAGGACATTTGGGTAGACTGGGCAATCAAATGTTCCAGTATGCTTCTCTGCGTGGTATTGCTGCCCGTAGAGGATATGACTTTGGGATTCCACCTTCTAAATTTGAGGATGAGTGGAGATCTCATCAGTTGTTTGAACTCTTTGATCTACCAAATCTACCCAGATCAAATGTCAAGTATTTGGATGGTGGCAATGCTCCTATTGCTCAAGAACGATTCTTTCATTTTGATCAACTCTTGTTTGATCAGTGTCCAAATGATATTTCATTGTTTGGATATTTTCAATCAGAAAAATACTTTAAACATATAGAAGATTCTATTAGAGAAGACTTTGTAATAATCTGTCTCTTGAATACTATGAAGAAGCACTAAAGCATTTTGACGGAAGACAAGTCATTGTCTTCTCTGATGATCCTGAATGGTGTCAGGAGCAAGAACTGTTCTCGGACGATCGGTTCCTTGTATCAGAATCTGGAGACAATAAGATTGATTTGTGCCTGATGACTTTTTGTACATCACACATCATTGCCAATTCATCGTTCTCCTGGTGGGGTGCCTGGTTGGCAAAGAGTGAACAGGTCATCGCACCATCAAAGTGGTTTGGTCCTAATAACGCCGATAAAGAAACAAAAGATTTAATTCCTGAAACCTGGACTATTATCTAATGGATAGAAACAAATCAGCATATAAACTCAAAAACTTTGGACCTGTATATTATCTTAATCTGGACGGACAATCAGAGAGAAGACAATATATGGAGGATCAACTCAAGTATTGGGAGGTAGAAAACTATGAACGCATCTCTGCTTATGATGGTAGAGATGATGATTTAAGCGACATTATTAAAGGTAGATATCCAGAAGACATGACTTCTGGAGAGATTGGATGTACAACCTCTCATCTTAAGGCAATTAAACACTGGATGGATACTTCGGATAGTCCTTATGCTATTTTCATGGAGGATGATGTTGATTTAGATACTGTTCGTTTTTGGGATTTTACCTGGACACAATTTGCCTCTAAACTTCCTTATGATTGGGATGTGGTTCAGTTGGCAATTATCTGCACAGGAGATCTTCATGTAAAACTTCATCGTAGATTTATTAATGACTTCTCTACTGCTTGTTATATGATTACTCGGCATCACGCAGAGAAAATTATTAAACATCATATTAGAGATGGCAAATATAAACTTGATAATGGTGTGAAACCCAGAGCAGTTGCCGATGATTTGATTTATAATTCTGGAAACACTTATGCCATACCACTTTTATTGTATAAGATTCAGTTGGGATCTTCAATTCACCCAGAGCACATTGATATTTTCCACCGTGCTAGTCATGATGGATTGAGAAACTATTGGGAACAGCAGGGACCAAACATGAAGATAGATGATTTGATGGCATATGATCCTTATCTGGGAAGAGTTACAGAACCTTCTCAACCCAATCAGTAAGCATTTATACTTACCTTGTGTGAAAACCGTAACAAGAGGGGCTTGACCCCTCTTTATTTTTGCTATATAATTGTGTAACAATTCTTAATGAATGTAACAATGACTGTAACTAAAAATGAGTTCGGGCAAATGAATATGTTTGCTAAAGAACCTTCCATGTACATGACAAAGGAAGATCTTGAGCGTTATGGTATTGAACCATATGCCGAGAAAGCAGAGCGTCTCAATGGTCGCACTGCGATGATGGGTTTCGTAGCAGCCTTGATTTCTTACGCATTTACTGGTAAACTGTTCTTTGGTATTTTTTAAGTATTTTTACCTATGACCTATAATGTTACTCTCCGCTCTCCCGACGGTTCCGAGACTACCATTCAGTGTGCGAGCGATCAGTATATTCTTGAAGCGGCAGAAGAGGCGGGTATTGACCTTCCTGCGTCGTGCCGTGCTGGTGCTTGCTCCGCCTGTGCTGGTAAACTCGTAGAAGGAACCGTAGATAATGAAGAGCAGTCATTCCTTGATGATGATCAAGTAGCAGACGGTTGGATTCTTACATGTACCGCTTATCCCACTAGCGATTGTGTGATTCTTACCGAACAAGAAGAAAACCTTTAATTTTAGGAGAAAAACAATGAACGAAAGAGCAGAACGCATTAATGGTTGGGCAGCAATGATCGGTATCGTTGCCGCAATGGGATCTTATGCCCTGACGGGTCAAGTAATTCCCGGTGTATGGTGATGGAGGTTAAAATGCGTAAAGAACAATATCAAGTCCCACAAGTATCTTTTGTATTTCGTGAGAATGGTGAGTTTGTAACTCGCACCACTTCCGAACTGTTTGATAATAAGCGAGTAGTAATTTTCAGTCTGCCTGGTGCATTCACTCCTACTTGTAGTGCCTATCAACTTCCAGGATTCGAGGAGAACTACGATGAATTTGCTGCTCTTGGCATTGACGCTATTTACTGCCTTTCTGTTAATGACGGCTTTGTCATGAATGCCTGGGCACAAGATCAAAATATTGAAAAAGTAAAACTTATCCCCGATGGAAATGCCTATTTCACCAGAAGTATGGGTTATCTGGTCAACAAGTCTAACCTTGGTTTCGGTCAGCGTTCTTGGCGTTATGCTGCGGTTGTGGATAACGGAGTCATCGAGAAACTATTCCTTGAAGACGGTTTCCGTGACAACGCAGACACCGACCCATACGAAGTATCGACACCTGAAAATGTTCTAGAATATGTAAAGTCAACTGTGAGGGAAACCGCACCAGTTTGATAGAATAAGTAATAATACCCAACTCTGTCTCTAAATAAGAGGCAGAGTTTTTTTGTATATGCCCAGAGGACAACTGACTAAGGATATTATAAAGTGTGAGGTTATTAAATTAAAGGCAGACTTGGATAAGGAGTGGATGGATAAATCTGGACATGATCCAAAGTGGTTAGCACATCAATACCTGAACAAGGTGCTTGATAAAATAGAAGAATATAGGGTATAATAAATACTTGATAAGGAAAAAAACTATTCATAATTAATGGGAATTTTTAAGAAAACTATCAAGTATTCTAAACCCTCAAAAGATTTAGATAACAAGATAAAGGAACTTGATGAAGAACTTAAAAACACAGGAGTCCTTGAAGGTGAAAGTGACTCTGAAGTTTTTGTTGTTAAGGAATCTGTTGTAGAAAAGTTACCAAAAATATATGATGAAGTAGAAGTAGATGTTCAAGTAGAAGAAGAGAATTTATATCATTGGAGAAAATCTTTTGCTGCTGACTCTGATGTTAAAATTGAAGAGTTAGAAGAAGATGAAGAGCAATATCACAAGTCTTTAAACAATGTTGAGAGTTATATTTCTCAAAGTAATAAAGAACTAATTGAAGTACGAGATCAGGTCTTCCAAGAAATTTCTGAATCTACGTTACTAAATTTACCAGAAATTAAAGACAAGATTTCAAAGGTTCTAAAAATCTATGATCAGATACAAGAAGGTCTTTTAAACGAACCACCCGAAACAAAAAATAGTGATCCTTTAACACCACTTGTGAGTGTTGAAGATTTGAATAAACATTACACTTTATTCATTAATCGTATTCAGCAGCAACTATCTACACTTGGCGGCGGCGGAGAAACTCAGTTAAAGTATCTTGACGATATTGTTGGTATTGCTACGAATGCTTCTGTATATGACGGCAAATTTCTTAAGTACGATCATTCTGTAGGTAAGTTCATATTTGAAACGGTATCAGGTGGAGTTGTTGGATCTGCTGGTACTTGGTCAGTAGACTCTGTTGGAATTAATACCATTAAAAATGTTGGTATTGGTACAACTGCTAAAGATGGATATAAGTTATATGTTGAAGGTGATGTTAGAGTAACTGGTATTGTTACTATTGGATCTTCCTCTATTACTTTAGATGGAAATAGTAATCGTATTATTGTTGGTACTGGAGTTACAATTAATGGGAGTAGTGGCATTATTAGTGCTACTGCTTTCCATGTTAATGGATCTCCTATTGGAGCTACAGGTGCTCAAGGTACACAAGGAACTATTGGAATACAAGGGATTGTTGGTATACAAGGAGCAACTGGAACTCAAGGAACTACAGGTGTTCAAGGTGCTACAGGTGCTGGTACACAAGGAACTACGGGTTCTCAAGGTGTTACAGGTATACAAGGTACTACTGGTAGTCAAGGTGTTCAAGGAACACAAGGTACTCAAGGAACTCAAGGAACTCAAGGTTTACAGGGTCTTCAAGGTACTCAAGGAACTCAAGGTTTACAGGGTCTTCAAGGTACTCAAGGACTTCAAGGTTTACAGGGTCTTCAAGGTACTCAAGGACTTCAAGGTTTACAGGGTCTTCAAGGTACTCAAGGTACTCAAGGAACTCAAGGTTTACAGGGTCTTCAAGGTACTCAAGGTACAACAGGAGCACAAGGAACTACTGGTACTCAAGGTATTCAAGGTATAACTGGTGCTCAAGGAACTACTGGTACTCAAGGTATTCAAGGTATAACTGGTGCTCAAGGAACACAAGGTCTTCAGGGAACTCAAGGAACTCAAGGAACTCAAGGTCTTCAGGGACTACAAGGAACACAAGGTCTTCAGGGAACTCAAGGAACTCAAGGAACTCAAGGTCTTCAGGGACTACAAGGAACACAAGGAACACAAGGTCTTCAGGGAACTCAAGGAACTCAAGGAACACAAGGTCTTCAGGGAACTCAAGGAACTCAAGGAATTCAAGGTACTCAAGGAATTCAAGGCACTCAAGGTGTTTCTGGTCCAGTAGCAGGATTATCTTATGAAGTTGTTTACAAAAATGGTAGTAATGAACCAACTGGATCAAGTAATTTTACCTTTGATGGAACTCAATTAAGTGTTTATGATTTAAACGTTCAAAATAATATAACAATTGGTGGTACTTCTGTTTATATCAATGCTACAGAACTTAGAGTAGAAGATAGAGATATTGTTCTTGGATTTAGTACAACTACACTACCTAGTGATAGTAGTGCGAATCATGGTGGTATCGCTATTGCTTCAACAGAAGGTAACCCTTTAGTAGCATTAAATGCTGTAGGTATTAATACACTTCCCGATACCTACAAGCAGATTATGTGGGTTAAGCAAGGTACTTGGGGAGGTTTAGGTACTGATGCTTGGTTGTTTAATTATGGTGTTGGTATTGGATCAACTCAGTTTCCAGTAGGAACCAGATTGGCATCTGGTAATGTTCAATTTACTCAAAATGATTTAGCATTTGTTAGGAATATTAATGCTTCTGGAATTATAACCGCAACATCTTTTAGTGGTAATTCTTCTAGTTCAACAAACGCAGAATACATTAATATTTTACCACAAGCTAGTGATGACAATGTTTATTACATTCCATTTGAATCTGGAATTGGTTATACTTCTCTTTATATTGATACTGCTTTACTTTATAATCCAGGTCAAAATTTACTGACAATATCAAACCTTCAGGGAACTCAAATTAATCTGAGTCAAGGTATTAATGTTTCTGGCATCGCAACTATCGCAGGTGTTCTTGAACTAGATTCAAGTATTAAGGATATTAATAACACTGTTGGAGTTGCTGGTAGCATTCTTGTTTCTATTGGTACTGGTGTTTCTTGGACTGCTCCTTACGCTGCTGGAATTCAGGGAATTCAAGGTATATTGGGTGTTCAGGGAACTACTGGTACTCAAGGTACAACAGGGGCTCAAGGAACTACTGGTACTCAAGGTACAACAGGGGCTCAGGGAACTGTAGGATCGCAAGGAACTACTGGTACTCAAGGTATACAAGGGACCACTGGAACTCAAGGTATACAAGGGACCACTGGAACTCAAGGTACAACAGGAGCACAAGGAACTACTGGTACTCAAGGTATACAAGGGACCACTGGTACTCAAGGAACTACTGGTACTCAAGGTATTCAAGGTATAACTGGTGCTCAAGGAACTACTGGTACTCAAGGTATTCAAGGTATAACTGGTGCTCAAGGAGCCACAGGAACTCAGGGTACGACAGGAACACAAGGAACTACCGGTGCTCAAGGAACTACTGGTACTCAAGGTATTCAGGGGATTACTGGAACTCAGGGTACGACAGGAACACAAGGAACTACCGGTGCTCAGGGAACTACAGGATCTCAAGGTATTCAGGGGATTACTGGAACTCAGGGTACGACAGGAACACAGGGAATCCAAGGTTCAACAGGACCATCTACTACAATTAACGCAACAAATACTACTGATAATACTACTTTTTATCCTGTGTTTGTTGCTGCAGCAGGATCTAATCAAACCGCAAGTGTAAGGACAACAGCAACAGCATTTACATTTAATGCTAGTACGGGTGATTTAACTGCTACAGGAAATGTAATTGCTTATTCTGATGTTTCAATTAAAGATGATATTGAAGTTATTGAAAACGCAATAGAAAAATTAAATAAAATTAGAGGAGTAACATTTGTAAGAAAAGATTTAGCGGATAAGGAAAAGAGACATGCTGGTGTAATTGCTCAAGAAATAGAACAAGTGTTGCCAGAAGTTGTTGGGCAAAGTGAAGATGGAATTAAAACAGTATCATATGGAAACATAGTAGCACTTTTAATTGAAGCAATTAAAGAACAGCAAAAACAAATTGATGAATTAAAGAAAAAGGTGGTTTGAATTAATGACATTACCAATTTCTCCAAATTCAATTAGTTTAATGAATCTTCAATTGGAGTATGGTGGATCTACTCCTATTGGATTAAATGAATATTATGGTAGAGGAAATGCCCCATCTAGCGGTCCTATTGGATTAGCAAACTTTTTACAATCTGCAGGAGTTGCAAATCCAACATCAAGTGGTCTACTATTTGAATTAGATGCTAGAAATTCTAGTTCATATTCTGGAAGTGGTACAACATGGTTTGATACTACAGTTAATGATCGTGATTTTACACTAGTTAATAGTCCAACGTTTTCTGATCCAAATAAAGAATTTTTATTTGATGGGACAAATGATTATGTCTTTATAAATGATGCTGCGTGGATTCCAGAAGGAACAAGTGCTAAGACATTTGAATGTTATGTAAAAATGAATGCTTGGAGAACAGGTCAAATAGCATTTTTAACGAGTAAAACTTCACCAAATAACCAAAGTTGTAGTTTTGGATTTAAAGAAAGTAGTGGAGTTGTTACACTTGTTTTAGGAACTCAGGGTGGAGGTAATTTTTCAGAATCAACAGATGCTTATACATTACCAACTCCATCAAACTATCTTAATTCTTATCATCAATATGGTTTTACCTATGATGGTAGTGTTGCAAAAATGTATATTGATGGTTCTTTAGTTTTTACAAGTGCTTCGGGAAAAGCATTTCATAGTAATACTGCACCAATGCGTTTGATGGTTTTTGATCCTTCAAATGCTTCATTTACTTGGCCAGTGAATGCATATGTGAAAGGTATAAGAATGTATGATAGAGCACTCTCTGATGCCGAAATAAGCACCAATTATTCCTCTTGGACTGGTCCAATAACTCCTACAGATTCTGTTCTTACGTTATCTCCATCTGGTCATAGTGGTATTGCTTTTACTACAACTTTTACATTTAGTCAAAATGTTGCTGATTTTACCTCTTCAGATATTACTGTTACAAACGGGATAAAAGGAACTTTCACTGGTATAAGCACATCCCAATATACATTAGTAATTACTCCAAGTCCATCAAATTCTAATGTAACTATAGGTATATCAAGTACTGCATCATATAATGCTGGTAACAGAGGTAATAATGCACTCAATTCAACTATCACATATTCAACATTTATTTCTACAAATTTAGTTACATTACTTGATGCAACAAATTCTAGTTCTTACAGTGGATCTGGAACAACTTGGTTTGATGTAGCAGGAAATCCAACTACTTATAATGCTACTTTACTCAATGGTCCAACATTTAATAACACTGCACCAAAGTCTTTTTCATTTGATGGTAGCGATGATCGTGCTACTATGACCAGACCAATTGCTGATGACTTTACTATTGCTTGTTGGTTTAAAACTACTTGGTCAGGTGGAGATCCAAACAATCAATGGTGGGGTGCTGGTGCTTTAGTTGATGCTGAAGTTGGTGGGAGTACAACTGATTTTGGTTTGTCTGTTGGTGGTGGAAAAGTTCTTTTTGGAATAGGTAGTCCAGACACTACTATAAGATCAACGACTTTATGTAATACTGGAAGTTGGTTTTATATTACAGCAACAAGGCAAAAAAGCACAGGAAACATAAAACTTTATATTAATAGTTCTTTAGAAGATTCTACTACAGGAACAAACACTTCTTCATTAACCGCATCATCTATTTTGAGAATTGGTGATGCAAATCAAAATAACTTTACTGGAACAATATCTCAAGTACAAATTTGGAGTTCTGTATTGTCAGCGTCTGATATTACATCAAATTGGAATACTCATAAAGGGACTTACGGATATTGATTTGGACTAACCCCTTGACACCAGAAGCAGACCGTAGTATGATAAATAGGTAAACAAATGTTACGAAACCTAAACATTCCGTAACATTGTTAAACACCCGTTAACCGAGACCTATGGGTGTATAAATTACGTCTCTCATATCCCAGCTAAGGGTGCTGGGAGCATAGTATCTCCACCATTTCCCTGATGGTCTTACTACTTGCTAAAAAATGACTGCTACAATTTCACGTCAACAACAATCGAATACTTGGGAACAATTCTGCAACTGGGTTACATCAACCGATAATCGTCTTTATGTCGGTTGGTTTGGAGTTCTGATGATTCCTTGCCTGCTTGCTGCTACGACTTGTTTCATCATCGCCTTCATCGGTGCTCCTCCTGTGGACATTGATGGAATCCGTGAACCCGTTTCTGGTTCACTCATGTACGGAAACAACATCATCTCTGGTGCTGTGATTCCTTCGTCCAATGCTATTGGACTGCACTTTTACCCCATCTGGGAAGCTGCTTCCCTAGATGAGTGGC